AACCCCAGAGCCGCCAACGTAAAGTTGTGCGGCCCTGTTTGCTGGTTTTAAAACTATACCCGACATCTATATAACTATAGACTAGACGTTTGTACCACCAAGACCAACGGATATTAGAGGGAAGATTGTATCGCCTGGTGCTTGATGTATTGCATTGTCATATCTGATGTTTAGCACGATTTGTACTGGTTCAGACACTGCATAGTCTCCATCTGAGTAATCAACATTCTGTAAGAAACAACCTTCAACATCCCATTGTTCTAACTCTGTATTGTTAGTACCATCTAAGATTTCTATCTTAGTACCAAACTTGTAGTTTGATCCTGCTACAGCAGAAGTTTGTTCAAAGTGGTTCATTTGTTTTTGAACCTGTTGACCAACAAGTTTAGAAATGTTGTTGTTGATGTCATCACGCAATGTGATGTTGATCGCTTCCCAAGTGTGTTTCCCTTGCATATATGCGATCGAGTTGTACGAATGAATTGGTACTTCCTCGTGGGTCACCTTTGGTCTAGTAACAGCCATCACTTGCTGTGTTAATTGTAATGGAGAAGCACCCAGGTTACCGAAATTGGTAAATCTCACCCTAAATCTATATTTTAATTTAGGTTGTAGGATACCGCCTCTACCAGTTGACCCGTCTATTGGTACACCAAATTTTGAAAGTGTTGCCATTGTCTACGCTCCTTTTAATTTATTTACGCTCTACCTTTTTTTTATGCTTTACAAAAAAAATTGTAAAGGTAAAATAAAGGGATAGTCGCCTATCCCCTTATTATTAACTTGTTAAACTCTCACCTGTGTTTTTGATACGAAGTGGAATATAGATAAATTCAATTGCTTTTACTGGTTGTATCGCAATGTCAATCCATAATTCATTTCTATCAATTCTTGCACCGGTATTATTTGTTTCATCACAAACTACTAAGAAATCAAACAATGCTCTCTTAGTCACTAGATCTTCCATAAATCTATTGAAAGTATCTACTACCTGATCTCTTGTGATTCTATCATTTGGTTCAAACAAGAACGGTTTCGCTATTAGATCTAATTGATATCTTAGATACACGATCAATCTAGCCACGTTTACTCTATCTAGTGCCGATGCAATCGGTGATAAAGTCTTTTGTCCATACACCACTAAACCTCTGTTTGGTATGAACGCGATTGGATTAATCTTGTTAGCGTATAACGTATCTCTTTGACCTTCTGATAGTGTTACTGCTTGGAATTCACCTTCGTTAGTGATATAACCAACTGACGTTGAGTTATCTACTAAACCTCTGGTATAACCAGCCGGTGCGAACCAAGGATATGCTACCTGATCATTGAATGCAAGTGTTCTCAACGCGATGTGCGATGATGGAACAACCACATTGTTACCTGACAAGTCAGTTGAGTATCCTGATGGATAGTAAACAGCCGCATATGGTGATGCAGATGTTAAACCGTTTTCATCATTTGCAGGAGACTGAGCAGTGTTTGTTGCCCAATTCTGTGTTGATGTTCCATCTGGTCTTAATCTGAATGGTGAGTCACCTACCACGAAAGCAGTTTGTTTTCTGTCTGTGGATAGTGTGATCATCTCATCTAAGAGCTCTGGATAACCAGGAGCGGCAATCAAGTTAAAGAATCTTGATTCTGCTCTGATGTCATCGTTATCGGCAAGAGCACCTTGTAATTTAGTTACTATAACCTTACGTTGTGCTGATCTGCCCATGTACGCTGATCCATCTTCTCTTAGTCCCGATTCTGTTACCCAAACATTACCGTTGTTGGTACCATCATAAGTGTAGTTTGTTACGTATTTTTTAACATTGTAACCACTTAATCTTGTGTTGAACAACAATATGTTTTCTGGGTATACTGCTGGATCTGGTGCGTCAGAATGGAAGTTGCTATATGCTGATCCCCAATCCTGTGCATCTTCATCTGCACCGCCTGGATTACCTACTGCGTCTGCAAATAGTACTCCTGATGCTGTGCTCTGATCCGTGTTGTCAAGCAATGTCCACTCAGATGCAGAATTGTTCCATTTGTAAATCTTCGGATAAACCTCTAATTCATTTGAATCAATCCATATGTCGCCATCTGCTAGAGATGAAACACCATCTGATTTTTTAGTTGGTTCTTCTGATACCATCTGTAGATCTTTCAATCCACCGCTTACAACTGAGTTAGCATCGTATCTGTCTTTTGAGTTTGCGTATGCTAACCATTTCATCGTACCGCCATCATTCACAGCAACATATATGTCTGCTGATTGTGATGAGTTGTACCATAATGTTCCGTTGACTGGATCACTTGTTGGTGCTGATGTGCTCGCTTCATAAGTCAAATCACTCCAAAGTGATTTGTAGTAGAATGCGTTAACACCAGATGATGTGTTATCAGTGAATCCTAAATCTGATGTTGCAACACCTTTTACGTTAGTGTTGTCTGTGCCATCATGTATGTACACTGTATAACCACCTGTTCTTGTGATTTTTAAATATTGTCTTGTTGCACTCACATATTCTTTTGAAGCAACAATGTTAGCACTTGATAGTGTTGAATTGTTATTGATCGCTGTAACGATCTCATCAAGTGTTACTGGGTTACCAGCACCTGCGGCACCAGTCACGGTGATCGACTGACCATTAACTTCAAAGTTAATTGCAGTATTGGCACCACCTGTTGCTACACCACTGTGAAGTGATGCGGCATTACCTGTTGCTACAGTCGAAACACCACCATCTCTAACTCTTAAAGAGTATTGTACTTCTGGTGTTGCTGTTGCACCACTGAACGCTTCAATTGATTGTCTTGAATAAGCATCTGAACTGATTGTAGACGCTGTTGATGTGAAGTTTGCTTTTAATTCTGATGAGATGTTACCATCATCAAAATCGTCAAATCTTACATACACACTGTTTTCAGCAAGTGCTGAGCCTTCAACTGCTGTCGCGGCGTCATCTCTTGAATAAACATTTGCTGACTGTGTTGACCATGCACCTGTTGATGCATTGTATGATTTGACTGCAACGTTGGCACCTTGTCCACCTGGTGTTGATTTTAACCAAATGTCGTTATAACTACCTGAAGCGGCCACTGTTGGCGCTGTTCCGTTGCCTGATTGAATATAAACATTAGCACTTGTGGCTGTCTTCCATGACGGTGATCCTACCACTTCCCATGTTCCTGAAACTTTTTGATAAAGTTTGGCTGGCGAAGTCGAAGCAACTAACACATAATCTAGATCAGTTCCATAAGTTGTAACTGGATCTCCATTTGATGCTACGTTACCGCCTGCGGCACCTGGTGCGTCTGTTAATACTGTCGGTGACATTTTTTCCCAAGCACTTGATGTTGTGTTTGCTTGGAATAGTCCCCAGTCGGTATTAGCAACGTCTAACCAATAAGTTCCGTTTGCTGGTGCTAATTTTGGAGCCGTCGATTGTGCTTCAAGTTGATCTAAGTCAACGTCAGCTCTCACAACGTAAGCTCTGTTTGATATTCCTAAAAATGAATATGTTGATAGCAAACCGTATTCATTTCTTTCATCTCCATGTATCTGTGTACCTTGGAGTGATTTAAATGATGGTTCGCCAAAGGTTGTAACCAGTTCTCTCTGTGATGTTACTAAGAATGGCTTACCGGCGTTTGCTGAAGTAGTACCTATCGCTGTTGCACCTGTGCTAGGATCTGTCTTGTCCTGTGCTGTGGCAATAACGACTAGTGGTACTGTACCTTGACCTGCCGGTGCATACATAGATTCATCTACTACTGAAACTGATACACCTGGTGATACTAGTGTTGGCATAATTTAATCTCCCTGCTTACATCTATTATATAATAGTGTTAATATCCTTTTGTTATATTCATATTTAGTTAAATCTTTTAAAAATATGGCATTAGTCAACCACCTTTAAAGGTATTAAATACACATATGTCAGAGAATTTAGATTTAAAACACGTCAGACCGCTGTGTATAAAGTGTAAGACAAGGCCCGGTGCCTTTAACTATAAACGCAAAGGAAAAATATACTATAGACGCAAGTGTGACCAGTGTATCAAAGAAGATAAAGGTTTGTCTACCGGAAAGAAACAGCAATGGGAAAAGACAGGCTACAGGAAAAAATCTATCTGCGAGAAATGTGGTTTTAAATCAAAACATCCTGCACAAATGGATGTGTATCATGTCGATGGCAATTTAAAGAACAGTGATTGGAGCAATTTGAAAACAATTTGTGCTAACTGTAGCAGAATAAAAAGCATAGAGGAAGTTGGCTGGAAACAAGGGGACTTGTTACCGGACCTTTAAAATAAGTTATAATAAATATCAAAAAGGAGTTTATGGCAAAAGAAATAATAGGAAGTATAAAACTGCAAATAGATGCCGGAAAGGCGAATCCCGCACCACCGGTGGGTCCTGCACTAGGACAAAAAGGAGTCAACATAATGGACTTCTGTAAAAAATTCAACGATAAAACCAAAGGTGATATGGGTAAAATTATACCTGTAGTAATCACTGTTTATTCAGATAAATCCTTTGATTTTGTGTGTAAGAAACCACCCACATCTTTTTTAATAAAACAAGCACTGAAACTGAAAAGTGGAGCTCGTGCGCCAGGTAGGTCATGGATCGCTACGTTATCTAGAGAACAAATTGAAAGTATTGCAAAAGAAAAGATGGAAGATCTGAATGCTTTAGATCTCGAAGGTGCAATTAAGATTGTGGCCGGGCAGGCTAGATCAATGGGTATCGAAGTTAAACTTTAATATCTTCTATAATTTTAGAAACTTTTTTGTTTAACTGCTCAACTGTACCATCATTGTCAATCGTGTAATCCACACGAGTGTTGACCCAATCCCACTCACTCTGGTGTATGCCCATTTCCATTAGACTGTGCTGACTGAACGAATCACCAGCGGCCGCTTCTTTGGCCATTTCGTACCAGTGTGGTTCGGGTCCACGTTTTACTCTCACGACAACCCCACCAACTGTTTTTATTAAACCAACTTCATTTTT